TATCACTATTAGTTGCACGACCAAGTGCCATAACCCAGTCAGCATCATAAGCAATCTGTCTAGACCAAGCAGTTTGTCCAAGTGTTGGAGGACTTGATAGATCTTTTACATCATCTGGTGTTGCAGATGAGATAGCGATAATAGGTACTTCTTCACCAATAGACATTAGTTTAAGTTCTCTTGAAAGGTTTTTCATTCGTACCGTTTCAGAGTCAGCCTTTTGGTTTGGAGACATAAGTTGGAGGTAGTCAACAACTACAAAGTCTGGACGGTACTGATCAATCTTTCCACGAATAACAGAAGGAGTTACTTCTCCACCACTGTCATTTGAGATAATGTGAAACTCTGGACGACCAGCAACCTTGTTAGCATGCCATTTCTTAAGCATGTCAATCTCAACTTCTCCGTTAGATAACTTTCTATGTGACCAAAGACCTTCACCCATAATTGCAAAAATACGATTACGAACTTCTGTCTCAGACATTTCAAGAGAAATAATAAGTGGTGACTTGCCTTGCTTCCATGCTTGAACTGCAAAGTATAAAGCCATCCAAGACTTACCAATTCCTGGATAGGCAAGAAACACTCCTAATTGTCCTGGCATAATTCCAGATGGAAGATAGTTGTCAAATCCTGGAAGGTTTGTTTTAATTCCTACTTGACCAGTGATCTGTTGTTGTTGAACCATTTCATAATATGCAACAGCAGACTCAAGGTCTGTTGCATCAATATCACGAATTGCAGAAGTATTCTTTTTTAATTCTGATGTCTTTGTAATTAGGTGCTCAAGTGCTTCTCCACCATTACCGCTTTGTACTTCTCCTGCAGCATTGCGTAAAATATCTTTTAGGCTGTCATTAAGATATTCTGTTTGTAGTTCTGCTAAGTGATGCTTTGTTGCTCCAATGCCTGGAACTGGTTCAAAGTCTCTAAACTTTTCTGTAACTAGGTCTGCTGGTGGTAAGCATTGATTATTTTCAGAATACAAACGAATAAAGTTCCATACATCATTATGTGTTCTTAGCAATGTCTCAACATTTGCTTGAAGTAGTACGTGAATTTGTTTATCTTGTAATACCGCAGACATTAACTTTGCTTCTGTATTATTCACTTAACCACTCCCTTGCTAATTTTCTACGTTCTTCACGTTCTTTTTTATCTTGCTCTACTTCTGCTTTTCCGTTAATAATCTTTTCTGCATTATATGCAAAGTAATTCCATGATGGATCTTGTGCAATGCTAAAGTAATATTCAAGAATATCATAACACTGTGCAATACCATATGACTCTACAAGGGCATCAGCAGCCCACTGCTCAACGTTTAGATTCATGTTAGACTTCTGCTCATACCGTTGCAAGTAAAACTTGTTAAACCTACTGAGCAAAGCCATTCGGTCTTTGCGATCAGCCATTACTCTGAGATTTCAGATTTTGCTTCTTGAATTTTCTCTGTAAGTTTATCTTCTACAAACTTATAGACACGACTAAAAGCCTCATCTACATTTTCGCCTTCACGCTTTGAATCTACAATACCCAAATCAAGGCGTAGTGACTGAAAATTTCCTAGATTAAGTGTATATCCAAGTGTTACAGATACCTTTGTATTATCGTTTTCCATTATCCACCCATTCAATAATTAAATAGATTCACTCCACACTGGAATAAATCGCCCATCTTCTGTCTTTGTATATGTAAGTATACCGTCTCCCATTCGCCTTGTCAACTCTTGGCTTGTAGGAGTCATGTTGTTTGTTATTAATTTGTCTTTTCTTGGTTGTCCAATATGTATAGTTGCCAGTATAGCACAAATCTCTTTAACCTGGTCTTCTGAGTAATATGCTCTTATTTGAAAACCTGTTTTACCATCAATGCTTGATCCAACTGGTGGAGGAATGACTCCTCGTTTTATTAATCTTGGCATATATTTTCTATGACGATTAACTAACTTAGCAGTCTCAGCAATTGTGTATGCTCTTTTTCTATTTCTTCTAAAGTCAGAACGTAAGCAAGTCTCTAATCTATCTTTGTTAATATTATAAACAGTTACCATTCCTGTTGATCTAGAACTGTGATGAAGTCTTACTAAGTCTCCATTAAGGAACCATATCTTTTTACCGCCAGAAATTACAGGTTCGCTATTATATGCTTCGCTCTGAATTTTTCCTTTTGCAGTAACCATTTCCCCTCCACGGACTCACTAGGTGGATGATAAAACTTTCGGTTTCCACATTTTACACAATATGTTTCTAGGTGATCTATGTTTGAATGTATTCTGTCAACAAACATTTTTCCTTCACATCTTTTGCAAGTCATGCTAGTTGGGAACTCCAATAGCAATAATATTTACACCTACAGATGCCGTTCCAGATGTTCCGTATTTTACAATAAAACTTACATCTGATGCAGATATTTTTGATATTACTACTGATGTATTTGTTCCTGCACTTGTTCCACTTGTATTAACAACAGATGCCGTAACAATTGGAGGAAATTTAAAATTAGAATATGGAACTGAATATTCTTTTTCTTGACCTGCTGTTACAGTTTCTGCATCTGCAATTCTTTTAAATTTTGCAACAAACTTAGTTTCTGAAGTTTTTAAACTCTTTTTATCTGCACCTACAACATCAACATCTGTGTAATTGTATGTTGCATCAGAAATTGAGGTGGATAAATCATTAACAGCCTCAACTAACTGATAGATATAAGTTACATCAAGAGGTTGACCTCTTTCTGGTAGTGGTACTTTTGCCATGTGTTTCCTCCTATTAAATTATACCAAAGACTCTGTTCCAGAGTCAAAGATATTAAGCGCTGCTTTAATTACTTTTTTAGATGATACTAGTTGAACCTTTACTCGTACGGTTGTTGAACCTTCATTTAAAAATGAATATGAGTGAACTGCTGATGTACCGTGCCAATAAAAGGGATCTCCATCAAAACTAACAAATATGTCATATGCTGGGTGTAGGTTTTCATCTCCCCAAACTGCTGTAATTATTGTCTGAGTTATTGAAAGTGCTCCAGAGGTTCCAGCAACTGAGATTCCATCTGCATTATAAACAGGAGACCAATGCGATGTTCTGTTTTTATCTTCGGAAATAATTCTATACCTAAGATTATATGCAAGAGTTTCGTTATCTATTGGAGGCAAAGATGATTTAGGTATTCTAACTTTTTTTATATTTGCATCAGGCATTATGTTACACCTATAGAAAATCTAAACTCAATATAGTTGTTTGTATTTGGAGATTTAATAATTGTTGTCTCATCTGAATTTTTAATTACAGAATATCCCGTTAGTCCATATAAAGGATTTACCGTTGAAATATTTTCTAATCTCATGGCATCTAATGCAATATAATAATCAGATGATGGTAGAGGTCCGCCACTTACTCCAGTATCAAGAACGCATGCGTAAATTTTAACAACGGTTACTGCGTCCCAAGTAAAATCTTGACTAGTGTAAAGTTCTTGGAGTTGTTTTGAAACTACAAAATATCTATTTGTTGCAAAGTCATATCCATCTACACCATCTTCAATATCAACTTCAAACCTTGCATAAGTTGTTGGGGACGAACTATCTGTTGCTGCAAAATCTACTAGGATTCTAATAGTATCTGGAAGTGAAACAGAGTCTCCATCTTTATTTACTAAAGAAAATGCAAGACGTAGTTCATCTGTTGGCGAGTTTTCTGTGAAGTCAACGTTTGGTCCTGTTAAATGTATATGGTTTGATCCATCTTCAACAACTATATGATCGACTCCTCCAGATCCACCGCCATCTAGTGTTAAGTCTGAATCGTCTCCTGGAATTAAAATTGTATTATTTAAAAATCTTGCTCTTTCATATCTTTCAAGACGATTTGTTTTATAAAAAATTGCGTTATCTGCATTTGTTTGAAAAACACTATCTTGTGCTATAACGTTGTCATCTAGAGGATCGTCAAGAGGTGATGCAATTGTTTCTATAGCCAATGCAGCACTTGCAGTATGATAGACCCAAGACTCACCTTGAGCAAAAGAAAAAACTGTTTTACTATCGTATGCTCCAGCAGAAGGGTTTGATCCTGCAGAGTATAGGCCTACCTCTGTAATCTCATACCTTTCTTCTGTTGGCAGTTCTGCTGTTAATACTATCTTATCAATACCGTTTTCGTTTACGAAACCTCTAGAAGAGATAGGAACTCTAAACATCTCAAAATCTAAATTTTCTTTTGTTGCAAAATTATCTGCTACGTCTTCAGTTTGTAGGGGCTTTGGACCACAACCAACAGCAAGATACGACGCATAGGCTGGTGCTTGACCAAGCATATACTTTCCAATAATACTCTTACCTTTATTAGTTATCATGATACAGTTTCTCCAAAGTTCACCTCATATATTGTACCATTTATAGCAATTTCAGATTCTACTTGTTCATCATTATTCATATTAACAGTTTCAATTATTAGGTCCCCCGTCTCTTCTTCAATATACACGTTTACTCCATTTTCTCCGCTACCTTCTTGTGGTACCTTTTCATCAAATTTTATAGCAAAATTAGCAAAATACTTATCTGAGGTTTTTTGTAAAGAAAAAAGATTGTTTGGATTATAGGTTTGTTGAATTAGTCCTAGATTTTTAATTGGAGAATAGGAAACTCTTTGTCCGTTAATAATGTCATTTCTGGATATACTTAACAACTCATGGCCACCAATATCTTCAAAAACAAGATCAATCATTATTTCTGGTGATATAGCATCATCATTAAATAACACTGTATCAATTGGTGCTGTTTTTGCTGGAGGTCGTGGTGGTGTTGGAGTAGACACAGGCAAAAGAGAAGATGTAAGTGGAATTGGATCTACATCTGGCTGATTAGTTTTTGTTTGTGTTGAAGTAGATGACTGAACAATCTGTGACTCTTGTGCTGCTAACTTTGCATCCCTTGCTGTTGTATCTGCCTTTACTCCTGGAGCAATCATTCCTGGTCCGAAGCCGATGTCCCAACCTGCTGCTGCGAATTCTTTTCCAGTAATGGTATTTGCAACTTCAGACGCACTTAACCTTCTTCCAGTTGCATCAAAAAATGATCTCTTTGATCCTGTTGCATTGCTATCATAAAAGGGGGTCCCCTTCATTGCTATGTCATTTGTTTTTCCTTGAAGTTGTACTCTTTCTCCACTAGAACCAATCATTTCTGCAGAATAAAGTCCAGCGTCTTTGTAGCCACCAGTTAAAACTGCTTTACCAGCATTTTTTGCTAGAAAAGAAGATTGTGCATCATAGAGTGAAGCATTAAGTTTATCATCTGCCTGATATGTTTGCAAACTTGGAATAAAAGTTCCACCAGATCCAAAACCACCAGCACCTAACCCATATTCTTGTATTATTTCACTTTGTCTTTTATTAATTTGGTCTAATATGTCTTTATTGTTTGGTGTTATAGATAACTGCTCCTGTAGCAGGGCTAACTTTTTGTCAGGTTTTGCTGCTACTTCTAAATTACCACCAGTATCAAATGCAGCGTATGTTTTATTTCCAGTTACATCAAAAATATCTGCCATTTTATACCTCACTCAAATATAGTGTCATTGACGGACCTTCTAAAGATCTTGAATACTCAATATTATAAATAACAAATCTAGATAAAGAACTTGTAACTAAGTCTAAACCACTAGAATCTTTATAGTCAACCGTTACTATGTCTCCAAGTTGCAATGTTGGTATGCTAAAAATATTAATACCAATAGATTTTTTAGGTACCATCACTTTGTTAATAATCCAGTTTATCATTGCTTCTGCATCATCCTGTGTTTGTATGTATGTGCTATCAATACTAAATTCATTTTTTCCATAGGTAAGTCTACTTAACTTAATTTCGTCATACCGTGCCTTTTCAACTAATGGCGATAGAGTTAGTGTACTGCCCAATAACTCTGGATCAGAAAGATTACTTCTTTTCTTAAAAAACTCATCTACAGTTAATTCATGTGTTGTGTCTTGAGTAAAAGTAATTCCTTGGATTCTTAAAAAATTTCCTGTTGTTTCATCTAGGTTTAAGGCTTTATCTGTTGAATTAAATATTAAAAACTCTGCACCATATGAGTCTGCATAAAAACCTGAAGTTGTATATCCTTTTATGTTATTAAAGGTTGGTGATAATTTTGCATAAAGTGCAGGGTATGCACGATCATACTTAATATCAAAATAAGCACATTCACGCATAATAGAACCAAATTCTTCAAAATACATATTATATTTTGGTGGCTGCTGAGAACTTATTCCAGAAAGATAGGTTGACTGAACAATACCGCTCATTGCATACTTTCTAAAAGACTCTGTTACGTCAATAGACTTGTCTCCAAAAACTTGACCAACTGTTTCGTTAACTGTAAAAACTGTGTTTTGGCTGTAATTTTCTGATAAAGCATAAATATTTTCAAACATACATTTAGATGATCCACGCACAAATAAAGCCATATTGTTGTAAGTTGGAAGTGGGTCTGGATCATCAACAACCTTAATTAATTGATTGTTTATGTAAAGATAGAATCTTCTAGTTTTACCAATGTCTAGATATTCAACTGATAGGTCGTATACCGTTGAGTTTTCTTCACCCGACATTCTTTGTTGTCCTGTAAATCTTCCATCATCAACTAAAATTTTTGCAAGACCTCCCCAAAGTTTTACTGGAATAGCATCATTGTTTGAAGAATCTTTTTTGATTTTATAAAATACAACGTTATTAATTGATATTTCTGACTTATTATTTTTATCAAGTCTTAAGTATGAATTAATGTTGTCTTCCGTTAATGCAATAATTTCAAAATAATATCCATTGTTGGTCTCTGGATTTAATAAAACAGCAAGACCTCCAGAGCCACCACCAATACTAACGTTACCGCTTGGATTATCTGGGCTAGAATTATAATAAGTTGTACTGCCTATTGGAGTTTGAGTTCTTGAAACATTGTTTTCAATCTTTCCAACAATTCTCATTCTTGTACCAAAATGCTTATAAGCATTGTCTAACTGTTTGTAAACATAAGAAGTAAAGTTTAGTGGCTTTTCAGTTGTTTTAAATGATGGCCCACTAAAAACTAAAGCAGACGATTGTATTGTTCCAGATTGGGTTGAAGGCAAACTGTTAACATCTGTTTCTGTTAAATAACTGGTTGACATAAAGTTTTTAATTATACTATTTCTTGTTGATTGTCTTGCAACTGGGTTGTTAATTCCAGCAGTTCCTACTACTGTTGCAGGCAAAGAAACATCCTCGTCTAGTTGAGTAGTAAACAATAGTTGAGATTGCATTTCTAGTCCACGAACATAATCATTATTTGACCAATAATTATTTATGCCAGCAAAATGAGGAACTATTGGTGTTCCAAATTGTCCACGTCCATGATCTACAACTGGTCCATTTTGAAGTCGTGTTATACCATCAACAGTCTCGTAATACGGTGTTGAGTAAATTCTAATTATTCCCGTTGGATAGATTTTTCCATTAAAAGGAAGAGAGGCAAAATATTTTTGATATTCTTGGTTGCTGCTAATAAAAACATTACCTATACCAGTAATAGAAAATTCTGCAGCGTCATATCGTATAACCTCTCCATTTGAATACAGGTATCCGTTATACCTTGTAAGCCAGTAAATGTTTTCACCAAGATCCATTAAGTTATTAGTAACTACATTGCCTACAACAATAGGAGCAGTGCCTACTAGGTCTGAGTTTAATGGCATTGCTCCTAATACATAGTTTCCCTGCTTTGATGCTTGCTCATTAATAGTTTTTGTTGATTCTGTACCAGCAACTTCCCACAACAAAGAAGGTTTATAAATCCAACTTTTTTCTTTATCTACCATAGATGATTGTCTTATAGATCCATAAGATCTTTGAATATATCTAGCAGTATAGTTAATTTTTCCGTCATTGTAGATTTTTTTGTCTTGAGACGCAATAGAAATAATATTAGGCAATTTTCCAGAAGTAGAGTTTTCTATGATTCCAGTATCTGATTGGTTGTTTGATCCAGAAATAACAAAATCAACTGGTCTTTGTGTAGCAGTTGGCATAAGATAGTCTTTGCTCATGATAACAAGGTTATTATATTCATCAAAGAACATTGCTGTCTGTGTTGATATTGCTAACTGATTTAAAACTTCTGCTACGTTTTGATCTGGTGCAATAAAGAAAAATGGAATTATTGGATCATTTTCTCCTTCAACACGCTTAAAAACATAATTGCTAAATCCAATATAATCTAGTAGTAGTGATATACCATAACTTAAAGATGTTTGAGTTGTTAAAAGTCTTGGTGCTGGCATTGATTCTAAAAAGAAAAAGAAATCTCTTAACTCTAAAGAAAGTGTTGCAGCAGTTACATTTGCTTGAGGCATTCCTTCTGAATAAAGTGTTTTAATAGGAACCGAATATTCATCACCAGCAACATCAAAAATTGATTCATAAAAACTAAACTTAATATTTTTTCTTATATATTTATGTATTATACTAGAAGTATTATTTTCGTTAAAGGCTTGATCGTCATCAAATAAAGATAAGTTTCCAGTTGACGCTAATAATTGTCCTACAGGAAGAGAAGTAACTCCAATATCAGAAAGGATCTTTTTTATTTGAAAATCAATTACCTTATCTGAAATATTAACAACTAATCTAGGAGACATTTCAATTAAATCAAAAGTACAATCAAACTTATTCATTGTTTCTGCAACAACTCTAATGCCACGAATATAAGAAAAATCTCTGTATGTTGTTGAGTTGTTTGCATCATTAGTAAAAAAATCTGGATTGGTCAGGTCAGTTATCAACTTTGTATTTTTATTTAATATTCCTGATCCCAATTCCCATCCATACTCTGGAACAAATGTGTCATACTCTTGATTTATTCCATTCCAAACATAATATTCTCCACGTTCATTATTATTTTCAATAATAAGGTATGCATATCCATCAAAAGATTTATCTGGCAATAAAGTAGCAGAGGATAACCTTTCTGCAAAAACAAACCTAGAGGCATACTCTGATGGTATTTTTAGCCCATACTCTAACTCAACATAGCCATCTTCTGGAATAATTGGCAAAGAATCTTCTCTTACAGAATTTTCATTAAAGGTATATGCATCTATCCAGTTATCGTTATCTAGATATTGAATCTTCCATCTAACTGGAGTTGTTTTATTTGCAGTGCCAAAAAGTGGATCGCTTATACTTTCAGACTGAGTTGTAAATGGACCAAGGTCTGCAGTTCCAACATTTGTTTGCATTTTTACAACAATTCTATTTGCTGGGACATTTTCTTTGTATACCACAAAAGGAACTGCATCATCTATATAATTAAGACCATTAGATATATTTTTTGCAACGCCACGCTCAATGTTATTTTCTGTTCTATATGATGACCAATACTTAAACTCATCATATCTTGATGGCATGTAATATCTTGGTCTTTCTGCTAACCTTGCTCCAGAGTTTGCAAGATACCTGTTATTGAAATATGAGGCTTTATTAATTCCAGAACGTGGCCTAAAAGGTTTAATGCAGTCCTCTAAAGAATAAATCATTTTTATTTTTTCTTTAACTGATCTAAATAGTTGCGGGACTCCTAAATTATCAAATCCACCATCTACAACTATATCTGCATCTGTAGCACCTGTATAGTAATTTCCAACATCTAGTTGATCAAAAGTTATAGGAAGCGTTCTATATTGAACCTCTGAATCTGTAGGTCTGTATCTATAGTTTCCAAGTTTAAATATATTATCTGGCAAGTTCATATTCCACTCAGCCAAGACCAAAGACTTAAGACTTATTGTTGAAGAAGTTTCTAGGTGTGTTTTTAATACTTCACTTACAAACATTTAGACCTCTTCCAGTGTTACCGAAATATTCCAAAGGTCATGATTATTTCCACCACGCTTTACAACTGAATAAGAAAAATCTGCAATGTAAACCTGTATAATTTGATTATATTGTGCAAGGTGTCCAAAGGCTGCATTATCTTCACCAAAATTAGAATATTTGTCATATGCCATATACATCCAAAATGGACCTGTGTGAGTTTCATACCAGTTAAGAAGTTCTACACCTCCAGCACCACCATCTGATGTAAATTCTCCAGTTGCATTTTTATAAGGAGATTCTCCATCCTCATCAAACCCTGCATTTTGGTAATAGCCTCTTGATGGTAAGTTATTCCAGGATACAGACATTGTTAATTTGTCTGCGATATGGTATGACCTCATACGACCATTAACAGTTCTTTGTCTTTGTTCTATTCTAGTTGGGATAAAACTTAATTCCCCCCTATTATGGTCAGAAAGAATAATAAATTGATTAACTAAGTCTGTATCAGTAGACTCGTCATAATTTCCTTGAAGTTCATAGCCAGTTGGCACATATACCCCATTAACGAGTGTGCCAGGGTTTTCAGACCATAAGAGAGCCTGGGGGCGCTGATACCTACGTCTACCTGTTAAATACGCTTCTGTAGCCATTTAGCCCCTTTGATTCCTTATTCTCTGTGCATCAACATTTTTAATTTCTGTCATAACTGCCCTTGCAATATCGTTAGCACTTGAGTTAGATCCATTAACATTGATGCCTACACTATAATTATACACTGCCGTTGAGTTATTGTTTACATTTGCCGAACTCATATTTGTCATAGGCATAACTGAAACACTTGACATTTTTGGATAAGACTGTGTTACAAAATTAGTAGATATGGGGCTACCATAAGACTGTGCAACTAGATTAGAAGATATATTTCCACCAGTTCTTCCAGTTAATCCATTGCCTCTAGAACCAAGCATCGATGGATATTTAGATCCATTCATTGCTGCAAGCATTGGACCAAAGGCTTTAGTTGCTGACTTATTCATTACAAACTCTCCAGGGGTTAGCATTGCTGGAACGGTATCAGATCCTATTGCTTTTCCTCCATTTGCCATATACCCTGGAACTATCCCACCATAATTCATTGGCATTATCTTACCGCCATAGGCTCTAGCCTGCACTCCTCTAGTTGCATATCCCGCTGCTTGTGCAGCAAACTGTTTCTTTTGTATCTCGACTGCTGCAATTCTTGCTGCCTCTGCTTTTTGTGCTGCTATATAATCTTTAGATGCTTGGTCTCCCTTTTTTGCTGCTGCTGCAATTGCAGCCTGCGTGTCTGCTACTGCCTTTGCTAGTGCTGCTCTAGTTGCTGCTGCTTCTGCATCTGCCTTTGCTTGTGCTGCAATGCTGGCTGTTAATTTGTCTTCTGCTGCTTTTGTTGCTGCATCTGTTGCAGTGGTTGCTGCATCGGCTGCAGCAGTTGCTGCTGCAACTTGTGCAGGCGTTAATGGTGTTACGGCTGGTGGAATAAATGCACTTGTTGGTGAATACTTTGCATTATTAATTTGTGAAAGTGCAGCAGCGATTGAGTCAACAATTTCCTTCATTGTTTTAAGTGGACCATTATTAATCTCAGTTAACTTATTCTTATATGCATCAAGTGCAATTTGAATCTTTTCCCATCCCAATTTTTCTTTTTCAATTGCAACAAGTTTTGCATCAAGAATTGCTTGATTTTTATCAAGTTCTTTTTGAAGTCCATCAAGAATACCTTGGGCTGATCTAAGTTGATTATTTTTTAATCCATCAATAACTTGTTCAATATTTCTAATTTCTAGAAGTTTAACTTCTCTTAATTCTGTTATGTTATAAATTCTATCTTCTATTGCAAGAATTGCTTCTTGAGCAATTTTTCTTTGCTGTTCAAGTTCAAATGTCTGTTGACCAATTCTAAACTGTTCTGCTTCAATCTGTACTCTTGTCATACCGCTTGAAGAAACTAATGAATCAATTTCAGATTTTCTTGCTGCTGCAAGGAATTCTCCAGATGTACGATTTGCTGCGTCCGCTGCAGTTGAACGCATTTCATTTGCCATCTGCGCTGCTGCAGAAATGTCACCTTGAGATAGTGCATCAGCAAGAGATATGCGACTTTTTTCTTGGTTGGCAATATCTTGATTAAGTTCAGATATTTTTTGTAATGCTTTTTCTTGAGCATCATACTTTTCATTAATTGATTCTGCAGCCTTGTCAATTAATGTTAAGTCATTTGATAATATATTTGATCTATCAGAAAGTGCCTGTATTGGTCTATCAAAGTTAATCTCTATGCTTCTTTGAGCATCATTAATATTTTCTTGAAGATCGTCTAATAAGTTTTGTCCAATATTAGGATCATACTTTAAAGTAAAGTTAATATCATCAATCTTATTTTGCTGACTTTCAATATCATTGTTTACTTGTTGAACTGCATCTTCAGCCAACTTTATCTTGGCTTTTAATTCAAAGTTATCTAAATCAAACTGATTCTGTAGTGCTTTAGCCTGTAGATCAAGTGCAGAGACATTAGCATCAATCGCATCTTGTGTTTTTTGTTCAAAAGTTTTTGTTTGTTTTGCAATTAACTCAAGAAGATCAGAATACTCTTTGGTCTTATTTATTAAATCACCAAACTTATCTTTAGTATTTACAGTTGCATCGGCTGAAGCAATTGCAAAAGCATTATTCTTGTCCTTTAATATTTCAAGAATAACTTCATGCTTTACTCCAGCAGCAGTAAGCCTCTTAAATGCCTCAACCTGCATCTTTGTCTCTGAAATATTATCACTAAGTTTAGTCATACTTAGTTGATAATTAAGATTAATAGTTTTTTCTATTTCTTTGTTTAACTCTGCTTGTTCTTCCTTAGTGGCTTTTAGTCCTCCTTGTGCAGCAATCTTTGCAGTTAGAGTTGCGTTCTGTAATATCTTTTGAATTTCAAGTGAGTTATATCCTTCTTTTGTTAAAAGTTGATGCGCTGTAACTTGGTTTTCAATTTCTTTACTTGCATCCTTTACATCTTGGATGTATCCAGCAATTGTTGCTTTACGGAATCCTTCGTTAATGGTAATAAAGTCTTCTTTAAGGCCAGAAATTCTTCCATTTTCCTTAATATCAAATAAAGTTTTTGACCATAGTACGAATTGTTCAGCATCTAAACCTCTAATAATCTCCATGAAGTCTTTGTCAATAGATATTCCAGCATCTTTTGCTGCTGCCTCTATTTGCTTTATTGCTCCACGCTGATCATCAAGTCCTGGATTTATTGATTCCTTGCCACCATCCTTAAGGAATTTTCTTAAAGATTCTAATGGCTTAAGGGCATTGAATCCACCCTCTTTAACTAACTTAAGTCTTTGAGCAAGATCGTTTAAGAATGAATCATCTCTTGTTGGACCATCAACCTTTGGCGTTGTAGCGCCAGGAACAACTGCTCCACTAACAGGGGCTGTTGGGAAAAGTTCTTCTCTTATTTTATTTAGTGCTTCTGTTTTTGCTTTTTCTATATTTGTTGCATTCTTTTTAAATTCTGCAAGGGCTTTTGCTTTTTCCTTTGGATCTATCTTTGTAGTTGATAGTCTTTCACCAGTTCTACTTCTTCCAGCCGTTGCACGGAATTTAGGATTTTTTTCTAAGAAGTCTGCTTCTAGTTCTCTGTCTAA